TAAAAGAAATTATCGGAGCGCAAACAGATAAAGATATTCCGCGTTGCAGCAACGGAGCGATGGAATGGCGTACAGGAAATTCAAAGGGTAAGGCGTGGGGTCATTGATATCGCGATAAACTTCAGCGCGACAAGTGATATAACCTTTTTCTGGATCGTGATAAGTGATTTCAATATTTGTTCTCCCTAGCGGATAGTTATCTATAAACCATTTATTTAAAGTTGCAACATCTTCATAATCGGAAAGGTTAAACATTCTTATCTCCCTCTGTTAGTAATGCGTAAATATGATCTAGGGCATCCATCTTTCCCTGATAATAAGCAACATCAAATGGTGCAATTGCTTGAATCTGGCATTTGAATATAACTGCTCGATTTCTATCTGTAATTTGTAGAATTTCTTTAATATCAGACATATAGTTCATCCTCTTCTGTTAAGAGTTCGCACGCCAGAGCCAAATACGCGCACGAATCTATAAAACTATCCACATGATTCGGTGTTTCCTGAATTCGGCTTAACTTAACTTCAACCATCATTAAGCAGGCTTGCCAGTCTGTTATCGGCATTTCTAGGAGTTGCGTTAAACGTGCCGAAATGCGTTGGTGATTGACTCTTGGAGATCCGTAGACGGCTCCACGTTGTCCGATGATATCGGTTGCGCTTAATAATACTTCCGATGCCTTCATTTGTTTACTTCCTGAAACTGCTTGCGAAGCGCCTTGCGACCTTCGACATTGCCACGATCGTATCCAACCTCTTCGCCTAAGCGAAAAGAGAAATACATCGCCAAGCCAATTCCAGCAACGATTAGAATCGTTAGTGAATTGATTACCACTTATGCCCCCATTCGTGTTAGTAATTCGGGATCAAATTTAAATGCACATGTTTGACCAACTGGAAAACAGCCCTGCGAATTCTGATTATCGCCAGATGGCTTAATTAACTGCCAACTTGTGCTGACTTCAAAATAAAGTGGATTCTTGCCCAATTTCTTACCGCATTCAACGCATAGATTTGATGCATTTACTGCCTTGTAATGCATTGGCGCAATATCGCCCACTTCGTATCTGTAAGTCTTTGTGATCATTCGGAATCACACTCGCAAAATAGAGCGCCCTCTAAATGCATGCAGTCAATGCCTGCATTGTGTTGAGCGCACCAGTAATTGTGATATTCGACTGCTCCCACATAATGAGCCTTATCGCATTTATTGCAAAAAGTTAGTGTGGCTACTACTGTGTTCATTTTTGCTCCCATCCACCGATATCTTCGGCTTCATGGATAAAGCATGGCATGGGTGATATCCAAAACCTAGCGTTTCGGGTGTGATTTAGCCCACATTTATCGAGCCTTGCCGTACCGCTTTCCATGAACTAGGAACGTGCCATCCTTTTCGATATGGATCATATCCACTTGGTATTGGTTGCCTATTTCCGTAACTATCTGGAACGATTGCTGCCAGTTGGCAGTTCCCTTCGTATAACCAGCCTGTTTTACGTCCATAAGATGCCCAGCATCGTAGCCCCTAATAATGCGCCCTACTTTGCCCCCAGAAGCCTCTGTAAAGGCTGATTGACCTGCTCTATGGGTATGTCCACAGATAACGTTAAAACCATGCCTACGAGCCGCTCCAAGCGCCGTTAGACCTGCATTAGGGTTAATCCCCTGCTCATCTCCATGAATGGCTATTAGACGGTTTAAACCGCTTCCTGCGACCGTATATGGGGTCTTATGATAAGTCGCTCCAATTTCATCGAATTTCATGAATTTTGGGTATTGCAACTCTGGCAACGCCAAGAATGCTGGAATCTTCTTCATGATCACGTTGTAAAGTCTGTCTGTGTGATTGCTTCGGATTACATGTGCTTCTTTTGTATATTGAAAGAATGACCAGAGAAGTTCGACTGTGTAATCTCTGTCGCTTGCTAGGGTCTGTTCATACCAACCAGCCGTACCTTCCGTCCAACGCGAGATCATGGGTAGGTCAATTTCATCTCCCAGAACCACGATAGAGTCTGGACGAAATGTCTTTAAGAATGATTCGATATTTCGGCAGACGTGAGTATCTTCATATGGTGACTGTAAATCTGGAATAATTACTGTGCGTTTCATCTCATATCCTTTTGGGAAGCCAAGTAGATCGATCCGCCTGTAGACGTGTCGCATTCGATAGCGATAGTTATCGCTTTTTCTATTGCTTGCCTTGCAGACCATTCGTCATCGATATTCTGAGTCTTTAGTGCGCCTAATGCATAAGCGCCACCCGAACCAGAAACGTATAAAGGGTCTTTTGAACGCTCCCATGAGTAATCTTCAAATATCGGGTAGATAACCCCATGAACCAATACAAGGAATTCGGAATCGTGGAGTGCAGAAGAAGAGTCCTGCTTCATATCATAACCAGCATCCAGAAATGCTTTACGCATTGACGGAATGAATGTCTTGGTCATAAATCGGTCTAGATCACCGCGTGGCTTAGGTGGAGTCCAACCATGCTGCAGGATATTGCACCCACGAACCGAACCTGCTCCAGCAATTAAGTAAGCGCCATTCTTCACGATCTTCGGCGTTGCCATATTAATGGGTCTGCCGTTTTCATCGGTTGAAAGACTGTCTGAGCCAATTACTGCCCAGCCTTCACCTTGAACTGCTGCGAGCGTAGTCATTTACTCTCCCTTGTGTGGAATTATTATGACTTATCCATCAATAAATCGTAGATTTTGTCTACGCGTGTCTCCAACCGATTTACTTGATCTTTAATGCTGTTTCCACCATTGGGGCGTAACTCGTTTAACCAGCCGCGTACCAACCACTTCAAGCCAATAAATAAACCAGTTAGAGTCGCTGTCGCTGCTGCGATTAGTTGCGCCCATTCCGAAGCGCTCACTTTTTAGGAGTGGCGTAACCGAACACGCCAGCGAGAATCGCCCATAAAATAGCGCGATAATCTACATCGAAGTTAGATGCAGCCCATGCAGATAGAAATGCGCCAGCAGTAAGTACAAGTGGGTTTTTCATATTCATTTATTTGTCCTTAGCATAGGGATATTAAAGAGCGAGCCGTTTGCCACGCTCTCTTTTTTATTGAACGAAACGTGCATGTGATGATTGTGCTTATTCGCTCCCTTGTACGGACGCCATTTCCAGTTAAGGATCTTGGAGCAAATGCGACCATCGAATATGATGTATTTAATGCGATTATCTCCATCTCGCGCTGCGATACGAAGTTGATCTGCAAGATCAGCCATGACGTCTGGTTTTGGCTTTCCGTATAAATCTCTGTCGAGATCAATGGCGCATACCCAAGAGTCATTGTCTGGTATGTGATCCGAGTTACCTCTAGCGAGATGCCGAGCATCTGCAATCCATCCATCGGAAGTTTTATCTCTGTCTGGATAGTTAGCATTTACCTGATCTCTAAGAGTTTCGGCAGCCTTAACTAATTTAGGCTTCATCTGTCAATTCGTTTGGATACTTTACTGATTTGTAAGCATCTGAATTGTATTTCTCGCAAACTAACGAACCCCATAAATCAGCGCTTTCGGCTGAATCGAACGCGCCAACTTCATCTACCTTTTTTGTGCCATCTTTGATGATAACTTTGAAATCATCTGTAATTGTGTAAGCAAGTGTCATGTTATCTCCTTAAAAAGATGTGTAAATTCTGCCGTAGTTGTCTGTAAGAATATATCCTGCTGCGCCGATATAAAATGCCGCAAGTGAATAAAATAATCCGCCCGCTAAAGAACCGTCTATGTTAGTTGTTGGCAAAATAAAAGGAACTCCAAAAGCAGCGGGATTGGCCGATGTTGCTGGAGTGAAGTAACTCATAAATAAAGTGCCGTAATAAATGTTGGAATTATACAATTGTGCAAAAGACTGACCAGTTGTTCCTAATCCTTTAGCAGCGTTATATTGTGTAGTCGTCCCCAATGTTGTGCTAGTAGAATATCTGAAATCACTTGCTTCTAGAGTAATATTTCTTGTGCCATCCCAAAATATCTCGTAAATATTTTGACCACTACCACTTGCACTAGCAGTCCAAGTACCGCTTGGAGTAGATGCATATAAATAATTATTTGTAGAACTGTTTGTTCCAATTATCCAGTTAGTTCCATTCCACGAAACACAATAATAGTTTGCACCAACTGTTAAAGATTGCGACTTTCTTGTCCAAGTCAGACCATCAGATGAATAACTCAATCCGCCTGTGTTTGTTGTGCCACCACCTGCTCCAACTACGACCCAAGTAGAGTTAGCATATAAAGCGCGATAAATGTTCAATGAGCCGAAACCTGAAGTGCGAGCAGTCCAAGTTGTTCCATCTGTTGAAGTTGTTATTAGTCCTGTTGCGCCAACTGCAACGAATAGACCGTTACCATAGGCAACATGGTAAATTTGATTAGCACCAAAACCTGAAGTTCGAGATGTCCAAGTTTTGCCATCTGTTGATGAATAAAGAACACCTGAGCCGCCAACTGCAACATAAAGATTCGAGCCATTGTAGGCAATAGCATTAAAAGAACTTGTGCCTGTAGTTCTTAAAGTCCAAGTAATCGCACCGCTGGCTGGAGTTGCCCATTTAACGCCCGAAGCACTAGCAGCATCGGCAGTTAAAATCTGTCCATCTGTTCCAACCGCTAAACGCGCAGGAGTAGATGCTCCAGTTGCAGCGATAATATCGCCTTTTGTTGTAAGTAATGAATCTGGAATTTGCGCATCGATTTGAGTTTTTAGGGTTGAGTCAATTGATGAACCGAGAGTACGGATTGCCGCAGCGCCATCCTTTACCAGATCGGTATCGGCTGGGGTTGTCCAGCCATAGTTAGTTGTTGTTGGCATTCCTTCTCCTTTTTAGGCTACTATTGTAGCGTTAGTCCAGTCTAATAGTGGGTTAATTGTATTCCATTTTTCATTGATTGGAACGTTTAACCACTTAAACGCTTGCAGACTGAATGCTATCGGCGAGACGTTTAAAGTTATTTGCAGTTTGTTAAATCCAGCGCTGAAAGTCCAGCCTTCTACGAATCCTTGAAATCTTCCGCCAGTCATATTTGCTGGCAGGTTTGTAATATCTACTGGCATTCCCATAAATGCGCCTATAAGAGCATTTCGATCTGAGTTATCTAATTCTGGGTTAGTAAGTTCAAATGTGATGGATTTAAAAAGACTTTGCGGATAGGCACGCAAGGCTAGGTAGAAGTTAGCCTGAGATGTAGCATCTGCCGCGTTTTCTATCGTTGTAGATATGTTTTGGGCTTGAACTCCGTAAAGCGCTTGGCTGGCAGTATTTTCGGCTGTCTGTTGAGCATTGTTTTTATAGGTAATTGTGACTTTATTTCGGATATCTCCGATTCGGCGCGATGTGGCAATACCGCGAGATAACGCATCATTTCCAGATAATTCGATATAGCCGTTTGTGGCTAGGTATTCGCCGCGATGCGTAGAGTCTGCATAACAGATTCGACCCTGAGCATCTTCATAAATATAACCAACGCCAGATGTTGCAAGTCCAGATATTAACGAATAAACGTCTGTGGTACTAGATGATCGCGAAGTTAATTCATAGTCTCCTGGAACGTCAATCTCACCGAGTCCAGAATTCTGGGCATTAGCCCACGTTTCGGTGGGTGTATAAGTTGCCCATGTTGTAGCGGCTGGAACTTCATTCCATTGATTAAATAGGATTGGCGTTAAAATAGACTTAATTTGGTTGCCATCGAAATCTTTAGATAAAACGCCATCTGTAAGAACTTTAGGCAATTTTGAAAGAGCGCCAAGAGCAGTTATCTTAAAAGTCTGAACTATGGCATTTGAACCTGAAGTCTTAACGCTCTGATCTATATCGGTAACGTATCCACCGAAGATTGGCGTAAAAGTTCCAGATGAGTTTTTAACCTGTAATGCAAAAGAATCGTTTACATCGATTGCCAGCGTTGATTGGTCTGTATTGACGATTTCGACAGAAGCATAGCCAGCCAATGTCTGCTGGTAGATATCTGTACGCCCTGAAGTTACTACAAGATTAGCAAGAGTTACCGTCTGGTAAGTTCCGCCATCGATTGAAAGTTGCCATACAGGAGACCAAGCCGTCATGGGTTAAAGTCCTGCAAATGCTGTTGCGCCAAGTGTTCCGCGCGCTTCGGAATCATTGAATAATTCAAGAATGCTTCTCTTGACTGATTCGCCATCGCCTACCACGCCGTTAAAATTAACCGTTACAGAATTTGCTAATTGCTGGTTAAATGCTGCTGATTGCGCTTGGCGAACGTCTGTAAATATACCTTGACCTTGTAGATTTTCTAATAAGAATCCAGCAAATGCTGCATCTGCCTGAAGTTTAGCCAATGCATCTAATTGAGCCGCTTTGGTAGATGTAGAAGTTCCTGTGCCACCTGTGCCAGTTCCGCCACCACCGCCAAGACTTGAAATAATGCTAGATATAGATCCTGCTCCGCCGCCAGCGCCGCCAGCGCGACCCATTGATACTCCACCACCTGAATAACTACCGCCACCGCCAATTAAAGAGATGTCTGGGGTTGGAAGTTTATTATATGCAGATATAACTGCGTTAATCATGTCTCGAACAGCATCAACGAATCCTGCAATTTTATCGATTGCTGCTCCCACGATATCGATAATCTTTCCGAATACTTCGCCAACCACGCGTAATGCGCCACTAGCAAGAGTTGTAAGAATTGGAATTATATAATCTTTAATAAAGTTCCAGAGTTTTTCAAATGAATCTTTATTATTGTTTATTGCTTCTTTAATTGGGTCAAATGCTTTAGCGAACTTTTGAAGATTAGGTACAATTTGATCAACGATAAAAGATACAAGTTTTTCAATAATTGGCAATAACGCATAACCGATGGTTTCTTTTGCTTCATCAAATGCAACTTTAAGGCGATCCATACGACCTTGAAAAGTCTCGGCATTTGCTGCGGCTGCTCCGCCGAATAGATCTGAGAGTTTTGTTTGAACGTCTGAAAAACTCATAGTCTTTAATTCTGCAGATGAAAGACCGATACCAAGTTTTCCAAGCGCGGCTGTATTGCCATCGTATGCTTTACCAAGAGCATTTGCGACAGTCTCTAGTGGCTTGCCTGTTGCCTTAGATACATCAAGCGCAAGATTTAATAAATCCTGAGCCTTAGCCGTATCATTTGTCGATAATGCAAGTCTCTGAAGCGCTGGGCGTAATTCATCATCGGCTACACCTGTGGCAAGAGAAGTCTTTGTAATCTGCTGCTCAACTGCGGCTATCTGGTCACGCGTTGCCCCTGTAGCCTTCTCCAGAGCCCCTGCAAGGCGAACCTGAGCCGCTTCATCGGCTATCGCAGCCTTGACTCCATCTATAGCAATTTTGCTTGCGTATGCGGCTGCTGCGACTGCTGCGGCAGCAAATGCCGCTCCTGCCATCTTGCCGAACTTTTCAATTTTTCCGCCGAAGCCTTCGACTTCGGTAGAACCCTTATCTAAATTCTTATTAAAGTCATCAATATCAGCAATTAATTTAAGGGTTAAGGATCTTGTACCTGTAGCCATTATCCCCACTCCTTCAAAATCTTATCGAATGATGCAGTCCAGCGAGCAATAATTTCTGGCTGCAATTTTCTTAAAGTTGGATAAATAAACCAGCCGCGAGAGCCGCGACCTTCTCGACCAGACCAGACTGGAAATTGTTTATATTTATTAGATCCGAATTCTGAGCCGCCCCAAATTTGTTTAGTAGTTGCTCCGCCAGAAAACTTCTGAGCATCGTAACCATAGGTAATTTCACCGATTTTAGAAGATTTCTTAACTTTAGATCCTTCGGCAATTCGACTAGCCACATTCCGAGAATTCAGAGTGTGGGCTGAGTCGATTACCTTTCCTCTAACATATTCAGATATAGCCCCAGATTCGCGCTTCGCTTCCTCTGTTGCTCCTTCTTCCATATTCTTCAGAGCCTTGAACACGCCGCGAAGTTCGGTCTTATCTAGACCAACCTCAACCTTTTCCATGTCCGTTTTGCTCCTTAATAATTTCTATTGCAGTTAAAATTTCTTCCGCAGTTTCCCATTCGCTCATCGGGATTCCTGTAACCATCGCTAGTTGTATAAGAATCCTGTTTATGCTTCCTGCGGCGAAACTTTTGGGTCTGAATCAAGCACCGCTACTTCCGCAACGTTTTCCATCCAGATCTCAAAAGATTTAACTGGTTTTCCACCTGCTTCGCGTTTCATGGCATGATATGCAAGGAACATTAAATCCCATATTCCTATGGATTCTTGCGCCTTGCTTATCGTGTGCCCTGTTGCCTTTTCCCATTTTGCCCACTCTGGCGGCTGAGCCGTAAACGTCTCTTTTTCGCCTGAGTTAAACTCGATATGGATAGGTAGTTTCATTTTTTGCTCCCGTTTCCGTTATTAAGAGAATGTCTCGGTGACTTCTCCGCGTGCTACTTTCCAAGTGAAATCAACAGTCTGTGCATCTGTTCCCGATCCACCTGCTGTTGGATAGTCTAGCAATACAGGGAACACGAATTGCGCTCCTGTGGCTGCAGTCATTGTTACTGAAACTTCTGCGTTTGGGTTTGTATCAAGAGCAGTCCAAATTGCTTCGCATACAGAAGAAGTCTTGCCCCAGTCTGCGAGCATTGAAAGAGCGAAAGTGCCTTCTACGTTTGTGACTTTGTACGCTTCGCCATCGAGAGTCTGGTATGTCTCGCGATTAACAGTCTTTGTTAAAACAGCGCTTGTTGCTTGTGCTTCGATATCTGTTCCACCTGTGAAAGATAGAGAAATATCGCGACCTGTGATTACTGTGGTTGCCATTATTTATCCTTAGTTTGTTTGTGTGTAGTAAGTGGAAACTCTGATATCGGCAACCAAAACATTTGATGCACCGACCTGAGTAACTGTTGGTTTTTCTACTGCTCCAATGGTGTATCCAGTAGGAATTACCTTTAGAACGCTCATTATTAACTGCTCCAAGTTATCTAGGGATGCAGCATTGTTGTTATATGCAACACCGCAAGAGATCACTAGATTAATCTTTGTGTGAAGTGTTGTCTTGTTAATTATGTCTAATTCTAGGTATGGAGAATCTGGAACGTTTACGCAAAACGGAACGCTAGGAGTCTCTGGTACGAATGCATAGACGTTAGCCGCTACTGTGCTTAGGGCATTAGATAGCGGTGTGCGTACTGTGTCTAAAATTGTAGATGCGGTCATTATTGAGCGATGCTCTCCACGTCAATATATGATCCAAGTAAACCTGAAACTCTATTAAATAGTGAACGACCTAAACGATAAGGCGAAACGTTTGTAAAGTCCACGCCTTCCATTTGTCCGCCTGCTTGGTTGCGAGATGTAAAGACTTCGACCGATACTGCTAAAGTTGCTTGCTCTACTGCTGGATTTCCAACGTAATTAGCCGCATTAGTAAGCGTTGCTGTTCCTGCTGGAATTATATTCTTGAATAATACGTCTGCATTTGTGATATTGCAGGTAAATACGAATTCTAATGGCTCTGCATTAACTGTGCGTGTTCCATTGAATGGAGAACCGCATCCAGCGATAACTACGCTAGAACCTTCTGTAAATTCATGGGGAAGTGTTGTCTCGAAAGTTGCGATATTGTCTGTAAGCGATACTGACTGAATCGGTACGCTGAAAGTTGTAAGCATTGGCAAGATAACGATTTCAGCCGCATCTATGCAGTCATTTAAAACCGCATCGCTGTAAAGAGAACTGGACACGCCAAGAACAGCGCGTAATTCGGATGCTGTAATAATTGTTGGCATGTCCAGTCCTTTCGTACTGCTGGGGGAGCGATCGGGAGCAACCGCTCCCCCATGATTAGTTGATTACGCTACGTTTAGTTTACGGAACGCTGCTGGGTAGCGATTAACTACTGCGCAATATCCGTAAATTCCGATATCAAGTTGTCCATTTGCAACGACTGCTGTGCGCAGTTGAAGCGTTCCGCTTTCGTGGAATCGCATCGCGTTTGATGGGTAAACAAGAGCGTGCTTAGCGTTTGCATCGTCACCTGTGTAATTAGGATCTACAACGAGATCTAGACCTGCAACTGTGCCAGATGTTGAACCTTGTGCGATTGTTCCATTCGCATTCTGGTAAGCGGCTGCTGCGTATAGTGGACGTCCTGTTGAATCTACTGCTCCAAGAAGACCAGAGAAATCGATACCATCTTCGCCGCCTGTGTTAGCAACGAGAAGACGATTAGGAGTCATACGCATAACTCCGAATGAATCTGCAATACCAAGAGCGATTGCCTTGTAGATTGTAGATGAAGATGATTGTGTTGCATTCTGTGCAGCAATTTGTGCAGCGTATGCATCTGTCTTTTGTGCATAAGATGCAGCCAATTCACGAAGATATAGATCCAAGAAAGATGGGTCTGAGCGATCAACGAGTTCAACGTCCAAGCGACCTGCGCCAGCGAACTTAACTACGTTATCTTCTTGGAATGTTACTGCTGTATCTGTTGAAGAGAATTCTGCACCTTCAGCAGTAAGAGCCACAGTTGCCTGTGCGCCTAACTTAGGAGTAAAGATCTTCATTCCTGCAGCAGGTAGTGCAGCAGTTTCAATGCTTGAAATAAACGGACGTGATGAATCGATAACACCGATTAGATCACGAAGATAGTTAGGTGGAACTGTTCCTGTGTTTTCTGCAACAGTTGCAACCTGAAGAGCAGCGAGAAGATCGCGTGCATCTGCATCGCCGCGTGATGCTGCGAGTTGTGCTTTAGCAACCTGACCTGCTGTTACGTTTAGATCAATGCGTGGAGATGTGTATGCAACAGGCGCATTTGCTGTGACTGTTGGTTCTGACTTGGCGGCTTCAACCACTTCGGCTGTCGCTACCTCTGAAATGGTTTCGGACACTAGGTCTTCTCCTTCTGGTTTGGTTTGGGTTTCATCCTGTGCTTCTGGCACAGAAATTTCTTCTGGAGCGTTTTCGCTCGCTGCTACGCGCTCAACTCTTGCAGAATTGATTGCTGGATCTGTTACTAATGAGACCTCATGCACAGTCGCGCTTGTAATAACCATTACTCCATCTTGGTTATCCCATGAATTAACTTTAACGCCGACTGAGAATCCGTCTCTTAAGCCTGTGCTTGCTTCTTCGATTGCATCATCCGCAGAAAATGTCTTAGCAAGTCCAAAAACCGCTTGTACGTCTTTTGCAGTAATTTCGTGGCTTTTTAGGAAGCCTATCGGTCTTGTACGATCATGCTCTAGAAGCAGTTTTGTCTTCTTGTTAAATGTTAATGAATTAGGCGCGAAGATTGTCTCTCCTGCGCTTGTAAAACCTTTTTCGCCCCATGCAACGATGCGACCTGAAATCTCGCGCTTACCTGCATCTGCTGCGAATACGTTAGATGAGAAATTAATTTCCATTATCGATTAGGTCTTCTTCCTCTTGTATCTGTTGAACCGACATCGCGCCGATTCGATTAAGAATTTCGTACACTTGCGCACGCTCTAATGCTGAGCCACGCAAGAAATCGTCTAAACTAAAACGTACAACTTGCCCTGCTGGAACGAAATCCGCGAAAGATAAACGCTGTTCAATAGCAGTTAAGATTGGACGTAATGAGAAATCTAAAAGACCTTTACGCTCTGATAATGCGTTGGAATAAGTCATAGATGTAGTTTCAGCGCTTAAGAAATATGCAGGAATGCCGGCATGGCGTGCAATTTCTAACGCTACATATTGGCGGCTTTCTGCTAACTGTAAAGATGCTGGATCGAAGCCAAGCACTTCTAAATTAACGTCTGCATTTAAGAATGCTGTGGAGTTATCTTGGCGAGACTTCGACCAACTATTAATAAGCGAGCGAATACGCTCTGCTGTTAGGTTTGTACCATTTGATTTTAAAACTGTTGCTGGAACTGGATTCTTTGCATAATTAAGAGCAGCCTTTTCAAGCCATACTGCCGCATTAACTGTTCGACCTGCGCGAGATCCGAATCCTTCATCTAATCCTTGAAATGCAATTACGCTTCCAATGCCAGATAATGGCGCACGCTTTCCGTTAATTGTGTAGCCAATAATCTCTGTTAAAGTTGCGTTATATTCTGGAGTTACCCATTCGTATGGAATGCGTGTCCAGTCTTGAATACGACCATCTGCATAAAGTTCATTTACAACACCGTAGCCAGTTCCGTAATACCAGATATCGAATGCTAAAAATGAATATACAACTGAACCAGCGACTCTACGATCTGGTTGATTAATGCAGCGATTCGCTTCGACATGCGCGCCAGTTGCCTTTATGTAAACTTCTTTTGGCAGAGTTCCGATTGTGGATGTAATGATTCCGCGAGCGCGTGCAACGCTAGGAACAGTAAGAGCCTGAGCGGCAGTTACGAACGTGCCGTCAAATTGTGAATATAGGCTACTAATTTCAAATGGCGCAAGAGAAGCCGCCACATCGACTTGCTGTCCGATTTCTGGCGATTTAGTCGTAAATAAGTCTTTGATTCCCATTAGTGAGCAATTATACACTAATGTCCGATTTATCCTACTAGGATATCTACCTCTGTTTCGGGGCGTGTTGCAAAATGGCTAACCATCGCCATCGCAACAGTTGCGCAGATTGTTGCATTACTTGCTTTTCTTCCTAAATACCATCCGCCATCTTTAAATGGAAGTTTTACAGCGCTGAGAGCCTGATTATTTAATTCTTGCTGATTTGTATGAATCAATCTGCCAGAAGTAATTGCCGAGAGCATTTCATCGCACGCTTGTCCATATAAAGCACCATCGATTGGATAAGTCTGTATACCTGCTGGCGCTAAACGCGCCGCAACTGCTCCTGCTGTTTGTTTGGAATACGCGACAGTCTCGGTTGAATACTTGCGAACCCAATCGGCTATCTCATTAGCCATCTGTTTATCATCTAAGTTTACTGGATTGCTAAACGTTGCTAATAAGACCACCAAGAAGTTATCGCCTTGCTGTTGAGCGGCAACTAATGCCCCTTCTTGGCGATTAGGGCTTAAGTCTATTGCCATCCAAGTAGTCGCTTCACGATCTAACTTGTCTTCTGGTTTTGCACATGCTTCCCATGCGCTCGGATTGATTGCAGG